GCCATGATCTGCTGGTGCGTGGGGTACTAAGCATATGCCCAGGAAGACATACTCTGAATTATGCCAGTATGCGACCTTTGAAGACCGCTTCCACTATTTGCAGCTCCACGGCAAAGTTGGATTTGATACGTTTGGCTTTGACCGATATCTGAACCAGGATTTTTACCAGTCAAGAGAGTGGCGGCAGTTCCGGGACAGGATCATTGTGCGGGACGCTGGGTGTGACCTTGCGTGTAAAGACCACGAGATCACCGACTGGGTGATACGAAACGGAAAGCCCATCCGGCCGCGCATTATTATCCACCATCTGAACCCGTTGACGAAAGAGGACGTGCTTCAGCATACGGACGCACTGCTGGACCCGGAAAACGTGATCTGCGTGAGCGATCGGACCCACAAGGCCATACACTATGGAGATGATACGATCCTAAAGCCTGCATTTGTCGAAAGACGACCGGGCGACACCTGCCCATGGAGGAAATGACATGTACCCTGTACGAAAATTCAATGTTGCGGAAGCAGCGTACAGCACAAACCTGCGGCTGAAGATGCAGGAGACAGAAGGAATGGTGCGGTGTATTGCACCAAGCCGGGAACGCAGTCTGGCACTGACGAAGCTGGACGAGGCATTGTTCTGGGCGAATGCGGCCATTGCAGCCGAGGGCGTGATGGACCACGAGGAATAATAAAAGGAGGAAAACAAAATGGACAGTATCCTTACCTCGGTGAAGAAACTCCTTGGACTGACCGAGGAGTATACGGCGTTTGATGCAGACCTTATCATGCACATCAACAGCGTGCTGATGATCCTGCGGCAGATGGGCGTTGGGCCGCAGGAGGGCTTTGGCATCAGCGATGCAACGGCGACATGGAGCGAGTTCTGCCAGGGAAAAGAGGACATTGAGGCGGTGAAGAGCTATACGGCGCTGAAGGTGAGGATGCTGTTTGACCCGCCGCAGAGCTCCAGCACGATGGAAGCGACCAAAAACCTGATCAGTGAACTGGAATGGCGGCTGTATGCCGAGTGTGACAGGGAGGAACCTAAATGCGGATGCTGAATTTTACCGTGGATGGGCAGCGGCTGAAAAAAGAAGGTGATTTTTCCGGCATCAGGGCCGGTAGCG